ATATTCTCTGAACCATAGCGTTAGGACCACTACCCGCAAATTGGTTAATGAAGGACATATTTCGAGCAACACGCCAGAAATCACGTGACCAGATTGTAAGCTGTTCGCTGGTCAGTGCGCTAAAGTTTGTATTAGCCATTTTGTACTCCAATTTAAGTTAAAAACTAACCGACTTTTGGGGCGATATTTACCCGTATACCCTTTATCGTTGGGGCTACGACATCGTATTTTTTACAAGAACGACCTTGACCAGATTAACGCCGTGGTAGGCGAATACGTTTTTTATCCTATACGACTAGGGTTAGATATCGTTCTAACGGACGAAGTTATATAACATCGTATCACACTTTTACCCAAAGTCACCACGCATTCGTCTTAGTGTATCTTCAGGTAAGGCACCAAACTCGTCATCAGAAAGTACATTTACATCTGCGACACCTTTACGTTTGGATGTGCTTTCCCCTTTCATCTTTGGGGGTTGTGATTGCGAAGCCTGTAATTTCTTTTTAACCGCTGTCTTTTTCCTTTTTTCTACAACAGCTTTATTTTGTTCGCTAGTTTGTACAGCAGCTACTTCATCAGACCCTTGTAGCAAGTCTGGGTGTTTAGCGGCCAATGTGTATTCGGTTGCTTTAGCTAAAGAATCTGCCGGTTCATACCCTTGTACAATAAATGCGTCTCTAAGCTCCATTACTTCCGTAGCTAACTCTTTACTAAAATCTGCATGGTTTTCATTTAATACAGGAAAAGTTTCTTCAATCTCCGCTGCTTTAGCTTGCAGTTCTTGAGCCGCTTGAGATTGTTGTACAGTCTGACCCATCTGTTGTTGTACTTCGAACATCATCTGGTCTTTTTCAGCTGCGCGGATTTCATTACGAAGTTGAACAGCTTTATTAGACTCACCATCTAAAATTAGCTGTTGGTACTCTTGCTCTTTAATATCAAAGTCATATTGCGGAGCTTCCGCTTGTGCTTCTGCTTCTTTCTGCTGTATATCTTCTAGCTGCTTTTGCATTTTTTTGTTCTTAGCTAAGACCTCATCTAATCTAGATTTAGGGACCATTGGCGATTTTTCAGGCGCTTGTGGTTTCTCTCTTTCTTCTTCTTCAACAATATTCGTTGGGTCGTCAGGGGTTTCCTCTTCTTCAGGTTCTCCTGGTACTTCAACCTCCTCTTAATCCTCTGTGTCTTCGGTGTCGTCGGCATCTTCTTCCTCCACTTCTTCTACAACTTCTTCTTCAGTAGGGAATTCGACTTCCTCTTCTACTTCTTCTACTTCTTCTGTTTCAGGCGTTTCTTCCTCTACGACATCTTCTGTAGGAGCTTCCTCATCAAAGTTAAGATCTACTTCAAATGATTTTGCTTCTTCCTCAGTTATAGGGTCTGCTCCTGGCATACCATCCATAACAATATCTACATCACTATTACTTTTTTTATCCTCAGCCATTATTACCTCCTGTAGGTTTCATAGCAGCAACGGCTATTTTTGATGCTGCCTGGGTTTCACTTTGACCAGTTCTAACCTGATTAGTCATCTCCGATAACCTTTCACGTAGAGCCAATTCTTCTCTCTTAGTCTGAATCTTACTTTGCATATCAGCCAGTTTAAGCTGTTGGTCACCTGCTGTGCCTTCTGCTTTAGCTTGATTAAGCATCGCTTCAGATTGAAGTCTTTGTACTTCAGCTTCCATTTGAGCAATCTCGAGTTGAGTTTTCCTAATTTCAGCTTCAGCCTGGAACTGCATAAGCTGTGCTTGTTCTTCACTTGGTGGTTCTTGACCTTGCATTTGACGTATTCTCTGAGCAATTTCGCCCTTACGCGCAAGGTGTGAGTATTCTACAATCATATCGTCTGGTATAGGTACGCCAGCTTGACGTAATGCAATAGCTTCTGCAAACTGAATTTCTTCGAAATTATCTCTAGCAGGAGCAGTTCCTACAACAACGTCATACTCTCCAAGAGTTAAGTCATTAATAATCATACCTTCTGTAGTTATCTCATTAACCTTCATGGGCTGACGACGTTTTAATGGGTCTGTTTCATCTGTAATTTGTATTAGACGCTCTTCCGTATAGTAAGCTTGTACTAAATTTAATACTTTTTCTGCTAAATACTGTCTAGTCTTAGTTAAATTATCGAGTGGTACCTGAATCATCATAGCACCACGGTTTTGTTTAGCCTGAATAGCTACACCAGATACTTCTGGACTATCAGTACCTAGCATTGCATCACTAATACCACTAATTTGCTTAATGTTAATAGCCGCTTTTTGGCTGATTCTGTCTAATCCAGTTGGTATCTGATTAGGAGGAATCTTAGATGGGGGACTAGATCCTCTATTAAACTCTAGTACGAGGCCCGTTTCTGCACCATGTTCTTCGAGATCATCTGCAGTCATCCCGTTTAAAGAGCCAGTCTCGACTATCCAACCACTATTGGCTGTGGTGTTTACAATATGTAACTCTTGAGAGGATATTTTGTTGAGTTGTTCTTGTGGCGAGATAAGATTTCGCACCATACCGAACGGACGTCCCCTTCTCCAGTAAGGAAAATAGGGTACTAGAGTAAAAGTGTCATACGGAGACCATTCATCATGCAGTACAACAAGGTCTGCAGTAGTAGTCCAACGTACTTTTTTAGTGTGTTTAGTTAAAATTTCTAATCCGAACTGATCTGCGAAGGATTCGCGCTTCTTTTTACTCCAATTATAAGGAACTTCGCGCATATCTCCGGTGACAGAGTCCACATAGAACATACATTCTTTTAATTTGTAATATTGGCGCTCGATAACACGAATTGCGCGTAATTGTCTGTTTTCTTCGGGGTTTGAGGTGTTACCTTGGTTGTATTCTACGCTTGCGGCGGTATTTCCGTACCTATTTTCCTCATATTCTATGGAATCCGTACCTAATTGTGAGCCTTGTTCGACTGTAATACGCAATTTATCCGCTTTATCTTGCCCATATTGCTCTTCTATCTCGTCTAAGGTCATCCAACGCGTTTCAAAAATCTCGTTCCACGTTCTAGGGTCATATTCTTTAGCATCTGGGTCAATAAGTATATCCAGAGGGTCTTTAGGGGTGACTCTAACTTCCCCCTGGATATGGTCATCGAAGTCTATACGTACATCAAACCAGCCTCTATCTTGAATAAGTCCATCAGAAAACACCTGGGACTCTACCCAATCGAGCTTATTGTTATCAGAAATCTGCATAAATAGCTTGGTTAGTACATCAGCTATTTCTTGTTGTCCTCTACCACGTGGTTTAAAGGCTATGTCCATTCTTCGGGTTGTTTGTTCACCAAGAACAGAATTAATAGTAGGTAAAATAGTATTTATTGTTAGAGCCGGTCGCCCTTGGTCATCTAATGCAGCCATATCGGCCGCGTCCCATTGATGTCCTCTATAGAACGCATCACATTGTTGCGCTATATCTATATAATCTTCGTGTCCATTATCACGTGCCCGTGCATAACTATTCCACTGTTCTTTAGCTAGTTCGTGTTGCTCTGCTTTAGAGAGCTTCTTTTCTTTTTTGCCGTATTCTGCCATTATGCGCTCATTGCTGTTTTCTTGTTGTCACCTTTCGCTATTTTCTGTAACCTATCTCTCCAAGACGGAATGTGCTCTTCCTGCTCAAAATAAGTAGCAAACTCTGTCATCATTAAACCGATCCATGCTAAAGCATCCACTTGGTCATCATGTACCCCATTCGGGAAACGCAATAATTCTGCAACTAATGGCCCAACCCAAATAGGATCTCTAGGAAAGTATACCATGCCTTGTTGCATTCTACCTTGAATTGCTCTTGCTCTTGCTTCTTTATCTCTCCTTCCTGTTTTTAGGTCACGAAAATACGCTTCATGTAGTTTCCTCTCTCTAACTCTTTTTTCGAGGAACGGACCAAGGGCCATCTCTATATGACTCTTCTCTATACCTACAACACCTGGTTTCCAGGTCTGGTATAAGTCCAGAATTTGTTCAACTAACTCGAACCCATCCCATCGTCCTCGTACGCAGTCTACCACATATAATTTATCATATTCATCTACGCCTACAACTAATCCTACAGAGTAGTCGTTCCGTTCTCTTTGTCCAATTGCCAAATCCCACGCGCAATAGTACTTTAGCTTATGAAAATCTATATCCGCTTCATCGTAATAATTAATCATATCACGATTAAAATAATCACCCTCATCCGCAACTGGGTTCTGTTGATACAGAGCTGACCAGTCTCTAGGCCCGATCGCTTTTTGTATCTTCTCTAAAGAAGGAACGTTATATCTCTCTGGGTGTAACGCGTCCCCTTGGTCTCTATACTCCTCGTCTTGTTCCGCGATCGCAGGATATTTAACCACTTCCCATTCATCCGCGCCATTGGTCGCCGCTTGTAATAATCTACCCGCTAAATCGTCATCGTGCCATCTCGTTAAAATAACAAGTATTCCGCCTCCAGGAGCAAGACGGGTATAAGCCGTTGATGTATACCAATCCCACACTGAATCACGGCTGTATTCGGATTCGGCATCGTCCCTGTTTTTAACTGGATCGTCGATCACCAACACGTGAGCACCTTTACCTGTAATACCACCACCTACACCGGCTGCTACATAACCACCACCTTTGGTCGTTAACCATGATTCTACAGACTGAGATGTTGGATCTAGGATTGCTCCATTAAATATATTTTTATAATTAGGCTCTCTTAATTGATGTCGAACCTTTCTTGAGAAAGACATTGCTAATGATCCTGAATAGGAACAACTAATAAACTCGTGTTCTGGGTTCCTTCCTAAATGCCAGGCGGGGAACGCAACACTAGCCAAGGTCGATTTCCCATGTCGAGGGGGCATGAACAGCATCAATCTCGGCGATTCACGGTTCGCGACCGCTTCACTAAATTTTTCTAACCTTCGACAAATGTCCTTGTGTACCCAACCTGCTAGATAATTAGGATCAAACCGCTCTACAAACGGCAACATGTGTTTACGTGCAAGTACACGTTTGGCCAATTCTTGTTGTGCAGCTTCTTCTTGAGAGAGTTTCTGTTCTTCTTCTTTTGTAAGTTTTGGCTCGGGGGGATCTAAACGTTCCGCTTCTTCTGCTTTGCAGTACACACAAATACCGTCGTCGGACGGGAACAGAGTGTCAGGATGTAATGCTTTACAAACTTGGCACTCTTGCTTTTCTATTTCCATTCGCTAGGATTTACTTTTTTTAGCGCTTGTCTTTTTTTCTGTTTCTGAAGGAGTCAAAGTAAACATACCTTTATCATCTTGTTTAATTTCAGCCCTCCAAACCTTCCTTTTATTATTAGTGGCTTGCGCTTGTTGATGATATTTAGTCATCTTTTCCTCCCTTACCATTCTTTGGTATTAGGTATTGGTTATCAACTCCTGCTATTTTTAAAAGCTCGGAATCGGGTAGCTTTTCAAGTTGTTCTATTGAATCAACATTAATATTAATCTGAGTAGCATTGTCTGGTGCAAATAGACCGTGGAGCTTGCATAAAGAATCTACAACATTTTTCTCTTCAGTAGATGTTGCAGACTTACGATGCGCTTCAAGATACATAGAGGTTGCTTGGGTTTTATCAAACTTAATACTCTCTTTAAATTCATTGCGTAAATGGGTTAAGGCTTTTTGCACTACAGGCTTCTTAAAAATTTTGTACACATGTTCTGCATCAGCATACCCCGCTGCACGACCGGCAGCAGCTTTTGTCATCCCTCGCAAATGGAAAAGGATTAGGCGTTCTTCCTGTACAGATAGCTCGTTCAGTTTCACGTCCATGTACGGATAGTGAGACTGAAGCTCGGCTCGGTCTGTTTCGGAAAGTTCTATTTTCTCGAGCACTTTAGACATATTCCTAACATTATAGTGTCAATATACGTGATTTTGAAAATTTTTACCAAAAAAAGCAACCCAAAATTTTTTTTAGGAAAGTAGATAAGGCCATCGCTCACTCATGGGCCCCCTCCCGGCTGTCTGCGACACCCCTTACCCCTTTTTCCATATTGGAACCTTGTTTCATATATTCGACCCTTGGAACCTTGTCCGAAAACCCCAGTCAACTACACATCAACTACATCTCATCTACTATCATAAACACAAAGACAAAGACACACGAGCATAGCTCGTGAATAAAAGTCATAATGAAATCTATGAATGGTTCATGGATAACAACAAAACACCACAGGAGGTGTAACATGAGTGATGTATATTCACTAAAGGTCAACCGAGGCTACCAAACAAAAGACTCGGACGGTAATCAAGTAACTAAGAACAGATGGGTTCAACTTGGCACAATGTCAAAGAATAACGGCAATGGTCATACAATGCATCTAGACTTACTACCACTTGTAGTCAACGGCTCAGTCGAGAAGATCCAAGTCTTCAAGATAGAGAAGAAACAGGAGAACAACGATGCAATCTAAAGTAAAACAACACTTAAGCAAGGCATCTAACATGTCCTTCACTGACATCATCAAGGGTACAACCAGGCTAACAGGTAACGCTGTTAGTCTTGGGTTCAAGACAATAGGCGCAACAGTCTACATAGCAGACAAAGCAATCAACGCTGGTCTTCAAGTAGGTAAAGCAGCTTACAACGAATCCAAGAAAGGTTACCACCAAACAGATGACTTACTATCATCATCTAACCAAGAGCAACCTCAACGCTCTTACCCAGTTGGCTCAGACGCAGTAAAACGCAAAGACAACCAACAACCTCAACAGATGGAATTCGACTTCGAATAACCATCATCACCAAAGGTGGAGGGCTTCGGCTCTTCACCTTTTTTTATACCATTAACTCTCCGCCCGCTTCGCGCCCGGAATCCACCCGAGAACAAAGGACAAACTCACTTCGCTCGTTTGACTTTTTATATCGGACAATACCCATCGACACCGCTCCTCACTCGCTCGCTACGCTCGCTCGTTCGTCGCTAATGACAACGTGTGCCGTACTACTATCATCAGTATGATGATGGACCGACAATGCAGCGCGTATTACCCTTGGGCTGGCAACAACGTGTGCTGCCTGTACCGACTGTACCAGGTGTGTACCACCTGTACCACGACCGACCGGTACAGCTGTAGACGTTGTGCTAGCTGACGTAGGAAACAATTAGCCTGCTTTGTACCGGCTGTACCAGTAGACTCTAGGAGATAACAGTAATCGACCGTGGACCATAGTTATAGATTTTAGGTTTAATATCCAATATCAATGGTACATCTGGTACAGATACGCCTCTAAGTCTTACGCCGAAAGGCTTCTAGCCTGTACCACTACTTTCGTAGTCCCGGTACAGCTAATCTAAATACCCTGTTATATCAAGCACTTAGCCCTGTACCACTAGTTTACGACAAGCGGTACAGCCTATCCTATAGACACGAGCGTAGCTCGTGGGTATTGATCTTTATGTAATTGGTATTATTGGCTTAGTAGCAAGGCCACTAGACGTAACAACTATTATCCAAGAGTGATGACGCGAGCAGTCAATAACACCTGTTACATATTATTAATAATAAACGCCAAAGGAGGCACATATGTCAAATGATGACTTATTTGATCCAACAGAGTTGGAAACGGTAGAACCTCTACCACCTGAACACACCGAAGAATCAGCGTTCATACCTGATACAAACGGTGACCCAGAAGGCTCGGAAGCACGCTCGGAGAAACCAGCGATTGCATTACCTGACTTCTTCTTTAAACGTTACAGACTTGATGATGAAGGTAACCCTACATTCAACAGTGCTGTAGTGGGTAGCATTATGTCGGTATTCGACCTTAAAGCTGACTCACAAATGAAATTCAGTGGTGATAAAGCT